CACAGTAACATACCCAGGATTCGGTTACACCTCTGCCCCAACAGTTACTATTTCTGGCGGCGGTGGCTCATCGGCTACCGCGACAGCAACATTGTCAACAGCTTGGACATACGCTTCAAACTTTGACTACACTCCAGGATCTACAACATATGCCAGTAACAATAATGTAAGTCTTGATGAGATGCATATTGTAGTAGTTGATGAAGGCGGTGTATTTACTGGTGTTGCTGGAACAGTTCTAGAAAAGTTCTCTGGTGTTTCAAAAATTCCAGGAGCAAGAAATGATCAAAACGAATCAAACTATTACAAAGATGTAATCAATAACCAGTCACAATATGTCTGGTTTATGGATCAAGTTGCAACAACTTCAACATCTCGTGGTTCGGATTGGGGCACAGCCCTAGCAACTGTTCAAGATCAAGCTGATACGTTTTACAAACTTCTCATTGATACTGTCGATGATGATGATTTTTCTTTGAATGGTGGTGTTGACGCTTCCCCAACTGATGGAAATCTTCAGTCTTCTTATAACTTCTTTGCTAATGACGAAGAAACTGATGTCAGTCTGGTTATTGCTGGTGGTCATAGTAAAACTGTTGGTGACTATATCATCGATAATGTTACTGAGATCCGCAAAGACTGCTTGGTATTCATATCACCACAAAAAGCAAGTGTTGTTAACAACTCTGGCGATGAGGTAACTGATATCACAACTGAGTTGTCTTCATATACTCGCTCTTCATTCGCTGTCATGGACAGTGGCTGGAAGTATATGTATGACCGCTACAATGACGCTTATGCTTGGGTTCCATGTAATGCTGATACAGCTGGCACATGTGTAACAACAGATCTTGAAGCTGACCCATGGTTCTCACCTGCTGGTGTAAATCGCGGTGCGATTAAGAACGCTGTTAAGTTGGCTTTCAATCCTAAGAAAGCTGACCGCGACACGCTCTACTCGGCTGGTGTAAACCCAATCGTCCAGTCTGCTGCTCAAGGTGTTATCTTGTTCGGCGATAAGACTCTATTGGCTAGATCGAGCGCATTTAACCGCATCAATGTTCGTCGTTTGTTTATCGTAATCGAAAAAGCAATCGCGACAGCTGCTAAGTTCCAGTTGTTTGAATTCAACGATGCCTTTACTCGCGCTCAGTTCCGCTCATTGGTTGAGCCGTTCTTGCGTGACGTTCAAGGTCGTCGTGGCGTATATGACTTCCGCGTTGTATGCGATGAATCAAATAACACTGGTCAAGTGATTGACGCTAATGAGTTCCGCGCTGATATCTTTATCAAGCCAGCCAAGTCAATTAACTTCATCACTCTAACATTCGTAGCGACTCGAACAGGTATCTCGTTCGAAGAGCTGGGTGCATAGTCTAGGTTTAAAGGAGAATAACAATGAATATTGAAGATTTTAAGGCTAGACTAGGTGCTGGTGGGGCACGTCCCAATCAGTTCCGCGTAAGTCTCGCTTTTCCAGGATACGTTCCAAACGTGGATACATCCTACAGCTTGTTGGTAACAGGTGCTGCATTGCCAGCCTCTAACGTAAACCCAGCAATTATCCAGTATAGAGGTCGTGAGATTAAACTTGCTGGTGAGAGAATTTTTGATCCATTCACAATCACAATCGTGAATGACTCTGACTTCTCGCTACGTGGTCCATTCGAACAATGGATGAATGGCTTAAATAATCGTGAAGATAATACTGGTGTTCTTACACCTAGCGATTACCAAGCTGACATTGTTGTTGAGCATCTCGATCGTAATGATGAGGTATTGGCTGGCGGTAGTTACACACTTCGTAACTCTTTCCCAATCAATATGTCTGAGATTGCTCTGCAGTATGCACAAAACGATATCTTTGAAGAATTTACGGTGACCTTCCAATATACTCATTATGATGTAGCCTAAATAGTATTACATCTAGTATAGAGGAATTATAATGGAATTATTTGGTTTTGAAATAAATCGTAAAAAGGAGCCACGAACAGCACAGTCTTTCGTGGCTCCAGACGACGATGGTGCTATTGAGTCTATCAGAGGTGGTGGATACTATGGCACTTACTTTGATGTCGAGGGCGTAGCTAATACAGAAGAACAGCTTATTAAGAGATACAGAGATATCTCTATGTATGCTGATGTTGATGCTGCTGTTGAGGATATTATCAATGATAGTATCTCTAACCTCGAAGATGAAAGACCAGTTGAATGTGACACTGACTCTATTAAAGTATCAGCTACTGTGAAAAAGGCAATTGCTGACGAATTTAATAGTGTATTGGCTTTACTCGACTTTAACAATAGAGCGCAAGATTATTACAGACGCTGGTATATTGATGGTCGTATCTACTTTCATAAGCTCGTAGATAAAGCCAATCCTAAAAAAGGTTTATATGACGTTCGCTATATTGACCCACGTAAGATTAAAAAAGTTCGTGAAGTAAAAAAAGAAAAAGATCCTAAGACTGGCGTCTCAATGATCAAAGACGTTAATGAATATTTCGTTTATGATGATAAGGGAATCGCTAGTAAGCCAGGACAGTATAAATCTGGTAACGCTAACGACAAAGCTCTTAAGATTTCGAAAGACGCTATTACTTATGTAGCATCAGGTCTTCTTGATCAAGACAAAAACATTCCCCTGTCATACTTGCACAAAGCCATCCGTCCAGCTAACCAGCTGAGAATGATGGAAAATGCGGTAGTTATCTATCGTATTACACGTGCACCAGAGCGTAGAGTATTCTATGTAGATACTGGTAACTTGCCGACACAAAGGGCTGAGCAGTATCTTAAAGATGTTATGAACCGTTATCGTAACAAACTTGTTTATGATGGTTCGACAGGTGAGATTCGAGACGACAAGAAGTTTATGTCGATGCTTGAAGATTTCTGGATGCCACGCCGCGAAGGTGGTAGAGGCACAGAAATTCAGACTCTACCAGGAGGTCAAAATCTTGGTGAGACTGGTGACGTAGAGTATTTCCAACGGAAACTTTACCAAGCGTTGAACGTGCCAATGTCTCGTCTTGAAGCGCAACAAAGTGGTATTAACTTTGGGCGTAGTGCTGAGATTAGTCGTGATGAATTGAAGTTTACAAAGTTTATTGCTAAACTTCGTCGTCGTTTCTCAGCGTTGTTTGATGACCTACTGAAGACTCAGCTTATCCTCAAAGGTATTATTACCGAAGATGATTGGCCAATGATTCGTGATCAGATCCAATATAGATTTGCTTCTGATGCTTATTATACTGAGTCTAAAGAACAAGAGATTCTAAGAAGCAGAATCGAAGTTCTAAATGGTATGGCACAATATGTTGGACAATACTATAGTAAAGAGTATGTTCAAAAAGAAATTCTTAAGATGAGAGACGACGAGATCGATCTTATCGACAAACAAATCGAAGGCGAGGCGCAAGAAGTCGAGCCACAACAGTATGAAGGTGAAGAATAATGAGTGATGATACAGAAGTAAGAGAAATCGAAAATGAACGTGCTGATGCAGTGCGTCAAATGATGGATCAGTGGAAAAATGGTAGCTTGACAGATGCTCAGGATACATTTAATAATATGATGAATCAAAGATCAGACGAGCTAGTGGCTGGGCGTAAACAAGAAGTCGCCTCTACTATGTTTAGTCAAGTAGAATTACCAGAACCGACATCAGGTGAAGTAGATATTGAAACACCTGAAGTCCCAGAAACTGCAGAGGCTGAAGAGTCTGAAGCAGAAGTAGAAACGGAAACGGAAGATGAAACAGTATAAAGAATTACAAGAATCTATTCGCAAGGTTCTATTGGGAGAGGAAGCTGGTGATCAAACACCTCCTGCATCACCATCGGCAGAAGAAAATCCTAAAGTAGAGAGTGAAGCTCCAGTAGTTTCAACCGATGATGTTAATAAACCTTCTGCTGAAGAACCAACAGCATTTCATGGTGCTGCTAAAAAAGGCGAAGAAGGTGATGTAACTCCTCCTACTCAAGGAAGTTCTAATACAGAAGGTTTCAAACTCGAAATTAATGCTAAAGTATCACACCCAGCTTTTGGTGAAGGTAATGTTCTCGCTACTATGGGCGAAGGCGTTGAAGCTGTGGCAGAAGTAATGTTCAAAGAATCACTCAAGCGTGTTAGCGTTTGGGAATTAACCGCTCCTACAGAAGAGGAATAAAGTAAATGGCAGTCACAGTTGACACACTTAAACTGACGCAAACGCAAGGCGTAGTTGCCGTCCGAGGGACTGCCGCTACTGGAACAATCGCGTTGGCAACAACACTTAAAAAATCTACCGAAACGCAGTCATCACCTGCCGTGAATATCAAGGGTATTCAGTGGGCACTTTCAAGTGGTGCAAGCGCAAAGTTTCAACGTAATTCTAAGGTGTTATATGAACTTCAAGTAACTGGTGAAATCGAATTTTATGGTTATTCAGACAACGATGAGAACGATTCAGATATCGAGATCGTAATCGCTGGTGGTAACGGCGGGACTGTTATCGTTGAATGTGCTAAAGTTTCTGGCTACGGTTCACAACAACACCAAGGCGCAGATGGAGATCTAGGCTAATGAGACTCATTAAAGAAATCACAGAGGATGTTCAATACATCCAAGAAGAAAAAGACGGCAAAAAGAACCTTTTTATTGAAGGTGTATTTCTACAGTCTAATCTTAAAA